TGTATTCTGATTTGAAGTACCGCTACGGACTGGCTCTTGAGGGCCAGTCTTTGCAGTTCACATTCTACTGGAATACAAGATGCTCTCAGTGGCACATGGATATGAGGAAAGAAGACCAGACGCCAGTGTTGCTGGGCTACGCACTGGTTCCTCAATACCCAATGGCAGTTGACTACAACTTGGAAGACGTTGGCCTAACTGGTTACTTCCTGTTGCTTCCAGTCAACGCCACTATCTCCAGCAAAATTACTGAAGAATCTAGCATCATGCCTGAGTTCTTCAATCTCTTTTACGTCTACAATACGGAGTGATATATGGCACAGAAGGATAGAGTATTCTCCTTGAAAATTGGAGATTACCAAACAGGTAATGGCCTGTTGATTGAACACCCTCTTAGGGATGGTGACGGCAATCTTTATGACAACGTTTGGCAAATCACTTTCGATGTTTCCAAGAGTGCTGACAACAAACGTAACAACGGCAACTCGGCTGCAATCGAGATTTACAATCTATCCGACTCCCAGATTCAACTCCTTGAGAGCGACTACCTTGAGGTAGAGTTCTCTGTTGGTTACAGAGATTCCGGTGCTCACACAATCGTTGTGGGCAACGTGACTGAAACTTCTACAGTGAAGAGTGGTAACGACTACATCACACAACTGAGGATCGGAGAAGGATATACAGCACTCAACCATGAACAACTTTCTAAAATGGTGAGCCCCGGTAAGACAGTGGGTGATGTGCTTGAAGAGATTCGTGAACAGATGCCGGGTGTTAGTCGTGGTGCTTACACTGGAACAAACCTGAATAACCCAATCGTATTCGGCTGGCGTTTGAAAGGAAGCCCACGTGAAATGCTGATGAAGCTTTGCGAGGCAAACAACTTAGAATACAACATCAATGCTGGTGTACTGAACGTCTCGGAAGAGAACGGACTTCTGACCAAGGATACACAACTAGCCCCTGTTCTGAATGAACACACAGGATTGATTGACCTTCCATTTTATACGTCTGAAACAGGGCGTAAGCCTAAGAAGGATAAGAAGCGTCGTCGTGGCGTACAGTTTAGAGCATTGCTGAACACTGACATTGTTCCCGGTAAAATCGTGAAGCTTGAGTCTAAGTGGATCACTGGATTTTATCGTGTGAATACTGCCCGATTCTCTGGAGACTTCCGTGGGAACGACTGGTATGTTGAGTGCTTCTGTTCTGAAATTCAAGCGGAGGACTTGGTATGATTTTTGAAGACTTGATGGACATTATCCGAACACAACACAAGATTGACATGGCAGATATCCATACAGCCATTCCTTGTAAAGTGGTTAATGTCTATAGCAACAACCAACAACAGAAGGTGGATGTTCTTCCTTCGATTGACAACCTGATGAAAGATGGCTCTGGTGAACCGGGTATGCAAATCCTTGGTGTCCCAATTATCTTTCCGGGTAGTTCTGCAACACTGATCAGCTTCCCAATTAATCCGGGTGACACTGTAATGTGCATCTTCTCCCAACGATCTATGGACAACTTCAAGATCGGTAACGGAGAACCAACAACAGCAAACGACTATCGTAAATTCAGTGACCAAGATGCTGTCGCCATTCCCGGCTTGTTCCCATTCGGTAAGAGTTTGAACAACCCACAGACACGTAAGTTTGCACACGACTCCAACCGTGACCTGTGTATCGCCCATAACATTGGCTCTGGCACAGAAGTAAACATCATGCTTAAACAGTCTGGTGACATGATCATCAACACTGAAATGGCTGTGACAGTCAACTGCAAGATTGGTGTGATGAACGCCACTGAGTCTTATACAATCAATACCCCAACAATGAACATCAACGCTGATACCACAAACTGGGTTGGAGATATTATCCAAAGCGGAAACTACAACCAGACAGGCAACTACACAATGACTGGCGTTGCAACCTTCAACGGTATCGACTTCGCTACCCACAAACACTTGGGCGTTACTCCGGGGTCTGGTACTTCTGGCATCGCTACAGCGTAAGGAGACACAATGGACTTGCTACTTAACACAGACACTGGCGACCTTGTATTCATCAATGGTCAATGCCCAGTTACACAACTACAAGCAGACGTTGTTGCCCAGCGTCTGCGTATCACGCTTTACACATTCTACGGTGAGTGGTTCTTGGACGATACGATTGGTGTTCCATACATCCAACAAATCTTCACCAAGGTGAGTAAGAAGAGTACGGTTGATTTGATTTTCCAAGGAATCATTTCTGCTGATCCGGGTGTTATCGAAATCTTGAGTTTCACTTCTAGCATCAGTCCACAGCGTGGTTACACAATGACATTCTCGGTAAGGGTTGCTGACAACACAGAATCCCTGCCAATCACACTTTCTATCGGAGGTTCTTAATGGCCGGTCTTTCTCGCCAAGGTCTTGAAATCAAAACGCTGGATGACGTTCTGACAGATTACAAGACAACTGCTGCATCCATCTTCTCTGACTTGGTTCCTGCTGGTGACGTTGTTGACGTAACTGACAACGGTGCCCTTGGTCGTATGATCGGTGTTATCGCTCCTGCCGAGGCATCCCTCTGGGAGGCGCTACAACAGGTCTTTGACAGCTTTAACCCAACAACTGCTATCGGTGTGGCACTGGATAACATCATCGCCCTGAGCGGTATTACACGCCTTCCAGCACAAGCAACACGCGCTCAAGTAATCCTTGAAGGTAGTTTGAACACTATCGTAAGCTCCCCACAAGGTAAAGCTTATAGTTCCAGTACCCAGCGTGTATTCTCCATTCTGAACCCTGTGACACTTAATCTGCTGTCTGCCTCTGGTGTTGGTGTTTATCCAACTATCGTTGCGGATAGCACAGTGTACAGATTCAGCTACAGCACGGATGGTGTAAACTTCCTTGATGCTGAGTACACATCGCCAGCGTCTGGAACAACTGCCCAAGTGATTCTTGACGGAGTGCAACAAAAAGTTGAAGATTTGTTCTCTGCCACCTTTACAACTTACCAAAGTGATGGTAGACTATACATTACTAGAACTGATCCTTTCCAAGTAGCTGACTTCGATGTGAGTGTGAGCTTGCAGGTACAGAAGGTTAGAAAGCTTGGCATCGTTATTGACGATGTGGTTGGACCCTTCCCGCAAGAAGCTCTGGCAATCGACACAATCTCTGTACCCATCGCTGGATGGGATACTGTCATTAACCCTGTGGCTGCGACTACAGGACGTTTGACTGAGACAGATGAAGAGCTTCGTGAACGTTTCCGCAACAGCAAATTCTTCCAATCTCAAAACATCGTAGAAGGTATCCTCGACGCTCTAAGAAACGTCGCAGGCGTTACTGACGTTGTTGTTTATGAGAACGACACTGACGCTGTGGATACTCTCGGTGTTCCGGGTCACAGCTTCTTGCCAATTGTTTTGGGTGGTCTTCCATCTGACATTGGACAGTCTATCTGGGATAACAAGCCAACAGGTATTCCATCTGTAGGAGATACAACCGTTCAGATTGCTGACAGCCAAGGATTCCTTCACAACATTTCTTATAAACAACCAGATGAGGTTCCAATCTACATTACGATGGAGATTGAAGACCTTGGTGGGATGCCGGGTGACGCACCAGCTCAGATCAAACAGAATCTGGTCAACTACTCGGATGCAACTTTGTTCATTGGAACTGACGTAGTTTACTCTCGTCTCTATACGCCAATCAACAGTGTTGGTGGTTTCGCTGTAAACTCTTTGTTCATTGGAACAGCACCAAGCCCAACAGGGACAACCAACATCACAATCGACTTCGATCAGGTTGCTACAATCTCTGCTGAAAACATTATCGTCACACCTGTATAATCGGAGGATTTGTGTCTGAACTCAATCCCTTTGTTGAAGAAGAGTTCCTGAATGTGGCACGTTCGCGTGTCACAGAACAGTTCAAGAACAAACGAATTTATGACAAATATCTGCAACTCCTACTCTCGGGTAAAGTTGAGTTGCAAGAAATCATTAGAGATACTATGCAGCTCCGTTCTTTGGACACTGCTGTGGGTGCTCAACTTGACGTTATCGGAGATATTGTAGGACGACCTCGCGGCCTTGTAACATCTGATATCTTCTACTACTTCGGATTTGAAGGGGCACCACAGGGTGAGTCCTTCTCTTCCACAACTGACCCTACCGTTGGTGGGCAGTGGTACTCTCTCGACGCTCCAGTTGGTATTAGCCGACCACCAAGTGACGAAGAATACAGATTGATCCTCAAAGCGAAGATCATCAAGAACCGAACACTCGCAAGACCAGAGGACGTTATCGCCGCTTACAAGTTTTTGTTCGGTGCTTCCCAAGTTACGATTGAAGAGTTGGCTCCAGCCGAAGTGCGTATTGGTATTGGTAAAATCCTAACCAACGTAGAACGCGGGCTACTGTTCGACCTTGGTGGTGCTGGTCAGTTACTCCCAAAGCCTGCCGGCGTATCTTATGTGTACTCTGAGTTCCAAGCAGGAAGGGTATTCGCCACTGATGGATTTCCCGGTGCCGTTGGTACTGGTGATTTGAATGATCCATCTCAAGGTGGATTCCTCTCTAACCTAATTACATAAAGGAATTAATATGGACCTGATTAAATATGACATGACGGACATTTGGGCCGTCGCTGGCGACGTAGTTGCCCCAGACTCTGTTAAAGTAAGAGCAGGTTGGGGTGTTGAAGTTGTTCCTCGTCAATGGTGGAACTGGTTCGAAAACCGTCAAGACAACAACATTGCCTACATGCTTCAAAAGGGTTTCCCTGAATGGGATGCCACAACCGAATACATCATCAACAAGTCTTATGTACAACGTAACGGCATTGTCTATCGTGCCACTGCCACAAGCACAAACTCTGACCCAATTGCACTGACAAGCTGGGTAAAAGCTTTTGTAGAGTCTGCTCCATATCTGGAACTGCTTAAAGCCCTTTCTGTGTCCAACAACACAATGCCATACATTGATGGTACTGGAGTTGCACAGAACACTGCTACAACAGCCTACGGACGTAGTGTTCTTAACGTAGCTGACGCTGCTGCTGCTCGTACTCTGTTTGCTGCTCAAGTATCTCATGCCAACCTTACTGGTTTGTCTAGCGTGTCTGGCTCTGCCAACAACCTGCCATACTTCACTGGCTCTGGTAACATGGCTGTTACAACCTTCACTGGCTTTGCTCGCTCTTTATTGGATGATGCTGACGCTGCTGCTATGCGTGCAACTCTTGGTGTTTACAGTACAACAGAGTCTGATACAGCACTGACTAATGGGCTTAACACTCGTCAGCCATTGGACGCAACACTGACAGCACTCGCTGGGTTGGCAACTGGTGCAAACCAACTTGCGTACTCCACAGGTACTGACACCTTTGCTCAAACACCTTTGACAGTATTCGCACGTTCCATCTTGGACGACGCTGATGCCGTAACTGTTCGTGGTACAATTGGTGCTGACGACGCTGCCAACTTGACAACTGGACTTCTGGCCTTGGCCCGTCTTCCAGCGACACTGACAGGTAAGAACGCTTCTACAGCAACAGCTTTGGAAACAGCTCGTACAATTCAAGGTGTTTCTTTTAACGGTACAGCGAACATCACACTATCTGTAGTTGATAAAGATAGTGCCACTGGTTCTGCTGCACTTCCTGCTGGTACATCTGCTCAACGTACTGCGTCTCCTGCAAACGGTATGCTTCGTTACAACAGCGAAACGAACGAATTTGAAGGATACCAGAACGGTGCATGGGCTGGTATTGGTGGTGGTACTCCACTGTACACTGTACTTTGGTGGCCTAACCGTGCTTCCATTCCTGCTGGATACATTCCTGCTGATGGACAACTGTTGACACGTACAACTTATCAAGCTGCATTTGCTGGTGTTAACTCTGGAATCCTTCCTGTAGTTTCTGATGCAACATGGTTGGCAACATCTACAAGCCGTGGTTGCTACACTACTGGAGACGGTTCTACAACCTTCCGTATTCCAGACTTGAACGGTAAGACTGCTGGCACAACTGCTGCTCCATTCCTTCGTGGTGATGGTACAAACTCTACAGGTGTTGCTGGTAACTTCCAAGCTTCCG